ATCGGTGATTTATCGTCCCAGTCCCACCACAATTCATTACGATGGATAGCGGTACAACGGTACGGGTATTTAAACGGGTCCGGTTCTCGGCTGACTTCGACCCAGCCTAAGCCCACGGATACCTGAGACTCGTAGGCATCGCTACAAGCCCGGTCTGCCCGACTCTTGCGCTCGGCCTGGTTAAGTTTGTAATTGTAAGCATCGGCCACTTCCTGCCCCGATTTATCACCATCGGGAATCACGCGCCAATCGGTTCGCCGCTTGGCTTCCTGCCCCAATATCGCTTCTATCGCCAAGCCTATGCGGTTTTCTACAGCGGGGGGTAGGCCCAATGCGGCCATTTTTTGCAGGATTTCATTGTCTAGCTGATTATTGTCTTTGTAATCGTTCTCGCGGTCGGCTTGTTTGCGCCAAGCGGGTTGTTGCAATATCTCGTGAAAGAAACTGGTAAATTCGTCCAATGACAAGCCTTCGCTGGCTTCTGCGTCTTGGGGATCTTCGATCTCTCGTTCGGTGTCAGTAAACATTTTAACGCCTCCCGGCGATGAATTTACCTTTTAAAGTCGCCAGTTGGGGCGCTCTCTTGGCTGATTGTGCGCTGTTTTTCGCGGTTGTACAATACCAGGAAACAATGAACTGCATAACCACACTAACGCATCGGCTCTATTGGGCGAATTTTCACCTAGATAGCCTACGGTACTAAATGAGGTGAGTTCTTCTTCAAGGTCTGCAAAGTTTCCTACGTGCCTAACCTTGCCCTGTTCGTATAAGGCGCTAATGGGTTCGGCTCTAACGGCTTTTCCCCGCGTTGCTGTGACCATCTGAAAGGGTGTCCGTGGCCGTGCAGTCTGAATTACATGCTGTACCATTGCGCCGCCATAATTGATCTCTCCGACAATCATATCGGCCTCATGGCGTTCATAAGCATCGGTAGCAATCTTTCCCCACGTAGCAGGGCCACACTTCACCGTGCAATCTTCCAGGACATAGCAATTTCCATCAATACCCAAGCCGCCGACCATGATTCCAATAGCATCATTATCCGCGTTATCAACATCGCCTGATCCACTTGGGTCAACGGCCACTACCACACGAATCAACTGAGGCACATCGCCATCAACCACGCGCCAGGTGTCGATGATTTCATCGGTAAATAGCGCATTGGGAGTTGCGTCTGCAAATTCCCCCGCTAAAAATCGCTTTCTTAATCGTGCGCTCAATCCATTAAGCGTTTCAATATACCCATCACTCAGATTTTCAATATTATCAACTGGATTGATCTTAAACGACGCATAATCATCTGGATTGTGTAACGGTTGTTTACTATCTGGATCAACTTTCAGAATGAAATACTTGTATAGCCAGTGCGCTTTACTCGGCGGGTTAGCGTCATAATACATGCGGGGCTTGAGTTGTGCTGTTCGCTTATCTCCGGTTTCCTTGTCGGTTAATTCCTGGTCCACTTGTTGAGCCAACCGGGTAACAACCATGTCTCTTGAAGATTGAGGTATCTGTGAACACTCATTGAGATAAATGGTTACAAACTCCATACCAAGTATTTTTTCCGATCTTTCCTTAACGTCAAGGCCACCAAAATACACCTCTGAGCCATTATAAAGTCTTGCATAATAATCCGTCTTGTTGAGTGTATAACTCACACCGGGGAAGGCCAGCGCCATAATCTTTGGAAACGTGTCATTTACGATTGATGCTTTACAGGCATTAAACCTAAACCTGAAAATAGCATGACGACTGTTAGCCGCTTTTAAAGCCCTTACAATTATCATCCGAACTAACAAGGCTGTCTTGCCGCTACGACTGCCACCAAACAGACAAATGTGTGTCGCTGGACCGGATAAAAAAACGAGTGCTTCTTCCTGCTTATGCGTGAGTTTAAAACTCATGCCGTTTCATCGGACGCATAGGGAAGATAAACACCCAAGTTTCCAGCTATTTCAGTTTTATCCGTAAACATCTTCAAATGTCGGCCTGCCAGTTCAAGGTTCTTGCTCTTGTCCCAGAATTTAATCTCTTTGGTGGTGCCTATCGCTACGCCATCGACAATGATTTCATTAACTTTGATCGAACTTATGCAAGCTGCCACTTCATCAGGCCATTGTTTAATGGGTAGTAAAGTATTATTTTCATCAAAGGCTTTGCGGGGATCGTTGAAAGCGAGACGTGCTATTTCTAGTAAAACGCGGTCTTGAGTTACTTCTGTTCTTAGTGATCTTTCCTGTAATTGTTTATCTATAGCTTCTTGAACTGAAGTTTTCTGAAGTAACTGATAACCTATTTCGCAAGCCGAATTTACAGAATATCCGGCCCTTATCGCTGCCTCTTTTGCATTGAGGTCAAGTAAATATTCTTTGACAAATTGTATTTGTTGCTTGGTAAGCTTCCTGTTAGGTCCTGTTGCGGCCATACATCACCCTAACACCACGCCATAGCCGAACACGCCGAAGATCGAAAGGACAAACAGCACGAATACGCCGACCAAGGCCAGCGTTGCAAGACACTTGGTAAATTCATCGAACAAATTTTTTAAATCCACTTGCGTTTTAACTCCTCGGCCTCAATGTCGTCTACGATTAGCCGTAAAGCTTTATCCGAAATAAATCGTATAAAATCATGACTGCCACAAAGTTGAAATTTTACGGCTGTCACCCGAATTTTGTCGTTTTGAAAACTATACTCAACAATCACATCAAAATTATAAAGAATCATTTTATGCTGATGGATTAGCTTGTCGGGTTTCATGCTATTAGGCACTTTCCTGCTTTAAAGTCAGCAATTGTAAGTCCACCAGTATACTGCATGTGACATTGTTCACGAAAAGTCAAAAATCGTCCACTCCATTCCAGCCCTAACTTCTCGCCTATTTCTCCACATTTTAAAAACAATCCCGCGTTATTCCAAACAGCTTTACCGTGAATTATTGGTACAAAATCAAAGGCAACACGGTAAGCGTGGTAGGAAGAACCTGGCTTTGCATTAGTGACCCTGTTACCGGGTTTCGTTCGTCCGATAGCGTACAAAGCGGCCTGTTCTTCCAGGCTTCTGTACGTGCAGGTTATCAGCGTTTCAATACCTTGCTTTGCACACTCGTCCACAAACTTATGACAAAGTTGTGCAACATGGGGTTCTAAATCACTGATATTTCTGCTCATATCAATAGTCGTCTGAATCCCAAAACTCATAGTTACTTTGCAAGTCGCGTTCTTCCTGCATTTTTAGAATACCGCCGGCCTTGTAAAGCAGATAGGCAACAAAAATAACCATTGTAAAGAGGGTCAAACCTGAAATAATCCAAATTTCGTTTTCAATCATTTTTTTATATTTCCTATCTAACGACAAGGGTATTGAGTCTAACATTTTGAATAACATGATTTTTTATCCACAAAAACTGTGGATAACTGTCTATTAAACTCTGTTTTTTATTTGCTAATGCGTTGACAATAATACTGTTTGTTTAGATTGTCTAATTTTTATACAGTTCTTTTGTTTTTTTTCGGGTTTATATTCAAAAACATAAGCTTTGGTGTTTCTACTTTGCGCTGTTTTCGGTCCCTATCATCGGCCCATTCCTGAACCCATTTGAGCGCATCGCTTTTTTTGTAGAAGATCATGTTTCCCTCTTTCCCTTCGGGTTCCAGTGTGCCACTACATTGGTTCCGCATGATCTGTACGCATTGGTTGTAGCTTAACCCCATGAGTTGGCTGAGTTGTTTTCGGGTTATTGTTTCGTGCATTTTTTACCTTTTTTTTATTTATAAAGGGACAAATAAAATTCACCTGCCCCGTTTTTTGTCATTCTGTCCCTTTATCTTTGTCATTCTGTCCCTTTGAATTGTCATTTTGTCCCTTTATGTCCTCTGTAAGCTTTGGTATTCGTGGCCTCCAACACGCTTAAAACAAGGTAAAAACAAGAGAGCAAAAACGCGCGCGCGATAAAGACCCCAAATTTCTACATTCAAATGTCCGGTTCCGGTATTATTTTTACGACGACTTTACCTTTAAAGTCCACGTTAAAGCCATGATAAACCCAGTGTAAAATAAAGTCTTTATCGTTCATTCTCAGGTATTCGGCAATAGAATCCAGGCCGCATTTTAGCATACTGATACAATTATCCTGGTCATAGGTATGTCTGCTAGGCGGGTAAAAACTAACGCTTATATGGACCTTAGCGCCGCCAGGATTAACCAATCCGGCTTCTTTGCACAGATAGTAAACAGCGTGTTTGTACTGCTTCCCGGCTTTCGCTTTAACTTGCCAGCAATAGCGGCCATTCGGAGATAAGGCTTTTGGTGGCCATGGTAGCGTTACTTCATTATCCATCACTTTTTTCCTGTTTCTGCCAAATAACATCTTCCCCATCCTGCCGCATTGAACTCATACACCAGGGCTGCTCTTCGCTCACAGTACAAGGCTCGGTAAACTCAAAGGCACATTCACGACATGTTTTACGATGAATAGCATGATATTTCACGCCTTCGTGTTCAAAGCTTTCCTCGTTCAGCACAGCCAAGCCCACACCACCAAAGCGGCGATAAAAACCCAGATCATCCATTGATCTACCAGATATTGAAGGGTGTCCATGCTAATCCTCATCGCTTAATTTATTAAGAATATCAATAGCGTTCTTGATTTTTTCAACATCTGCATCCATCGCGTCGTGTCGATATTGTCTATATCCTGCCATTGTTCGGTGATACTCTGCGGCTTCTTCCTGTGCTGATTACAGACCGATTTGCAGCGCATCAAAAATTAAGTTTTTATCTTCAATCTTCATCGGAATAGTAGTTATCGCGCTTATCGGTTTTACGGCCCTTAAAAATGGTGCTTTTAACCCAGTCTTTGGTACGCTTTTCTTCACATTCCGAACAAATGTAATCACCTTGTCGGGCTGTGTTTATCTTCAATGAACGATCTACCCAATGTTTTCCGTAGCGGCAATAAAACTCGTCACTCTTGCTCATTTGCGCTCCAATAATGCTGCTAATTCAGCAAGTTCACCAGCCAATTTAACCAGTTTTCTAGCATTACTTATTCGGTGGACAAATCGCTGTGAACTAAACAGGCAATCCCCTATATCTGATCGTTTTCTCTCATAAAGTTGGAATATTCTTCCTATTTCTTCTACTTTTTCACTCATGCTCATGCTCAATGTCGTCCTCCCTGCGTCGATGGCGCTGTATTGTTTTTAACTGGTGCAGGGTGCGCTCATCCTCACAGTCTATGCAAATGTAATCGCCCTGCCTGGGAGAATGAATCTTGGCTTCCTTATGTGCAAAGTGTTTTCCATATTGGCAGTAAAAATCGTTACTCATCTTGGCAGACCAGAAGCAATCTTGAAAATCTCTTGGCGACAATCGAATAACTCTCTTTGCAAGCTTTTGATTTCGGCTTTTAAGGCCAGCATATCGTTCCAATAAAACAACATAGTTCGTTCCCATGCTGGACTCATACCTTCCGCTTCTTTGTATTTTTCTAATATTTCCTGAATGTTGTTCATGCGGGTTTCCATGGCTCGGTTTTGTTCTTGGAAATAGCTGATATGCGCTTATCATCACAGTCGGCACAGGTAAAATTCCCCTGCCGTGAAGTTGGCAGTCTGTCAATTTCATAGTGCCACTGGCTGCAATAGCGACAAAAAAACTGCGGCTGGGGGCTGGTAGGTTCGGGTTTGGTTTCGTGGGTGTTCATATTTTCCGTAATTTGTCTCTTAGTTTTTTATTAACTTTTTCTAAGGCAATACGTTTATTACGTTCTTCCTCATAATTTTTACGAGCGTTAAAATAATTATTCCTTTCCTGCACAATTTTTGATAGTGGCTCATCCTCTTTAAAACGGGTAAAAACGGAAATAACCAGTTCACCACAAATATGATTACCCTGTGTTTCTATATGCACAGGGTATCTCGTACAAATTCCCTTTGATTTATTAGGACTTAATAAAGATTCCATGCTTTCGTTAAAATGTGAATGTGACCAATAGGCGCAAAAATAGCAACTCATTTTATTCCTTATTTAGTAAATATTAGATTTAAACGTCGATTTTATAATAAGGCATATCTTTTCTTAGTTTTTTATTTTCGTGGCGTGGTGATGCCTTCACTTCGCCAAAAACACATTTTTTTCGTCATTATCTCGATTATGTTTCAACTTCCCGACATGACGGTGTGCGTCATCCAGCACTTTCATGATGAAAAGATAACTCTTTTCCTCCGTCCCGCCCAGGCTCTTGTCCCGGAAATGCTCTAAGGCCAGTTCTTCGGAAATTCCGATAAGTTGCTTCAAGATCGTGATAGTGTCGTTGTGCATATCAATCCTCAATGTAGTGTTTGGCTCTGGCATTGTGCTTGACGGTTTCAATCAGGCTATGCGCCTTGTCCAATATTTTCACAAGTTCAAAGTATTCGCTTTCTTCTACGCCCGTCATTTTCCGCTGCCCGTAGTATTTCGTTTTCAGATCGTGGAGCCAGCCTATCAAGTCCTCAATAATTTTGATGGTTTCGGTTTGCATTGGTTACTCCGGTGGCTGTTCGTATGGATTCCCGCGAAAGTTCTCAAAGCGCGTGTACTGCCCAAGGAAATGAAGCCTAACGGTTCCCACTTGCCCACACCGGTGCTTGTCGATAATGATTTCGGCTATCGGTGCCCTGTAATTCTATGTCGTCACTCATAACATTTTCCTTATTTCAGAAAACTTTTTACGGCCTAACTCTTTGTTCACTTCCGCCGGCTTATGATCGATAAGGTTTGGGTTTAACAAATGCTCAGGCTTCCAATCGGGCCAGCCGTCCTGTATGAGCCGGTTATAAACAGGCGTTATTAACTCCATTGCTACTTTCAAGCTGCTTCCAAAAACATTTTGCATATCCAACTTGTCATCTTGGGAAATATAAAAAACCAGTGGATGTTTATAACGAAACCGTATGCTGCCGTGCTTTTTCTTGCTGTAAGCCAGTATTCCATAAACCTCGTCTACGCTTGGTACGCCTTCAAGTTCGCGGCTTAGGCAATATTTCTTAAACTCCATGAGATCAGGCGGCCATGCTTCGGCTTTTTTTAACGTGACGTTAATACCTGTCTTTATTTGCTGATCTGTTAATCCTGCCAATAACTTCTGCCAATCCTTTGCCGTTTGGCTTAAATTGCCAGCCTGATCGACATGCTCCCCATAGCGAACATCAGAACTCCATTTTTCGCGGTAGATTTTAGTCATCATTGTCCAGATGTAATCTATCGCTCTTAAGCTTAAGCCATTAGTTGATGGCTCTTGCAAGGTCTCCTCTGTCTCGCGCTTCCTTTTCTTCGAGCCTTCTGCTTGCTGCTGCGATTTTTTCAACGGGATTGAGTTTCCGACCAGTTGAAGGATAGGTTTCATCGTTTGGTCTATGTGTGCCATAATTATCACCGCTAGAGTTGAATTGTTTGTTTGAAGAACCGTTAACCTTGTCCGGGTGGTTCTTAGTTTTATGTTTTTCCTTTACCTTGCTTAAAACGATTGTCAGGGCATAAGCAAAGCCTTTTTCTCTGGCAATCGCCTCATTACCTGCATAATAAAAATCCTCCCAAGTTGCCCCTTGTTTCAACGCATCGACCAAATCGCTATGTGAAGGGTTGGTTGGACTTATGCCCTTTTTACCTAACATCCTGCAAACATTACCCCCCGTTAATTCACAACTACCGTTTTCAATTTCGACAAAATCCATTTTCGCGCGCGTGTATCTCTCTCTCTCTATGGAATCAGGAATCAGTGAATCAGCAGGATATTCACCGTGACTTAACGGTGTGTTAACCGTTATATCACCGTTAACAGTATTTTCTTTTTGTATACAATAACTTATGTATTCACTATCGGTTAAAAACGGAAGCGTTGAAGGTTTTTCTGTGTGATGTGGATTCTGATGTTTTTGAAAATTTACGATCTGAATTATGTTGATTTCGTCCACTTTATAACGTCGGATGTGACCTAACCGTTCTATAACCGTTAATTCACCGTTAACGTCTACATCGTAGTAAGGGAACACTTCAGCCTTGATTAATCTCGGTATGTCTTTCAGCAATCCAGACTTATCAGCAAGGCACCATAACCCAGCAAATAAAAGCTGTGTAATGGGTCCAGCATCGGCCAAACATTCTTCTTTAAAGAAACCGGGTTTTATATTTCTTGAACGCATAGCAATTACTCCTCAGTTTATTTTTTAACTTCATAAATACTGCTCACATTTTCTGCATTGCAGATTTTTTTTAGTTCTAATATTTCGTTATGGTATGCCAGTGCATTGTCACGATAATTTTCATTATTAGCCTCCCGCGACTTATCTTCATTAAAGAGATTTACAAGTTTTTCTATCTTCAATAATTCACGAATAAAATAATTTTCCCTTTCTACAAGCTCTCCATATAAATTAAGTTGATCCTCCCTATTCGGTAGTTTTTCTACCTCTATATAAAATTCATCCCTCATTGCATCAATATCTTTTTCCTTATTCCACGCATAATTGATAAGTGCATACATGACATGACGTTTTTGTTCATAATTTAAAACAGTTCCACACAATACATTCCTAGGGTTTCCGTCCCAATCAAACATTGAATCCCTATGAAATTCATCATCATTAAGCTCAATTAATTTTTTTGCCATCGGTTTATCTCCATAATACAAATGTATACAAATTGTTATCACGACTATTAGAATACGTGGTAAACTATTGTACATTATGAACGCAAAATGTATACATAAAACTATGATAGAGCACAAAAATGTAAGGGTACGTGAAAAAACATGGACTAAATTAAAAGAGCTATCAACAAATAGTGAACTGTCTATGACCTTGATAATTGATAATTTGGTAAAGGAACACCTTTCCAGACAAGCCCAAGACACAAAAAAGCCCCACACAGAGAAGTCCATGCAGGGCTGATTGTCTAACGACTTAAATTGTGAGTCTATGCCTAGAATCATGGGCTTACCAGTGTCTTTTTGTTAGATAAAAAAAGGGGGGGTCTATTATTGCGCCGTATTTATAAGTTTTTCTATCCGTACAAATACTTACTTTTCAAAAAAAAAACCGGCATGGCAAGAGAAGGCGATGGCCGGTTTGAGGGTGTGGAGACATTAAAAATGAGGATATTTTAAGCATTGGAAACCGGCTTCTCTATTGACGTTGAGGAAATATCCGGTAAACTTCTTATGGCCCGTTCGGGCATTTCAAAAGGTGGAAAGATCACCGGAAACCCCGCATTGAGTTAGAGCTTTGCGGGGTTTTTTTGTTTATTATTTTGGGTGAAAACTGGTTTTGGATTTTATACCTAGTTGTCATGATCTGGAAACAATTAATTTCTTTACGGGATTTTTTATCAAAATTTCCTCAATTTTTAGGGCATGGAGTTGGAGCAATAGCTATAATAGACAAATAACTTTGCACGAGCCTAAAAAATGAATGACTGGACAGATAACACTATTTTAGAAAACTTGCGTTATATCCGTTCTGATATAGACGATCTTAAAAGAAAGATGGATGTTATGTTACGTGTGGTTGGTGAAGGAGGCATGTTATTAAAAAATCAGCTTGAAAAGAACCTGGATTCTACAGAGAGACTTGCGACTGCTTTAGAGGAAAACACCAAAACCAGATCAAGACATAGCATATATGAGTAAAAAGATAACCGACGTTGGCACGAGGGAACTAGCTAGATTCTTGGGTACAACAGATGGCTTTGCTTACCAGATAAAAAAAGGACTACGCCAACTTCCTGCTAAGTATTGCCAGCGAGTATCACTCCACTTTAGCATCGCGCTATATGATCTGCGGCCTGATATTTACCCAAAAATTAAAAAGGAGACTAAACAATGAGTACGATAACTTTTGACACTGATCGCTGGAAAAAGGGAATATTATAGGTCATAATGTCCGCTAAAATTCCCAGACGAGTTACCCAAAATGATACAACAGGCTACCGCATTACCGCTGCTTCAGGAAGCCAGACAACGCTTTACCCAGCGTGATCTGGCCGCAAAGCTCAGTGTTGCCCCCAAGACGCCTGCCCGCTTTTCCGCCTGCCCGCCACCCGCCGCGAGTTCTGGCAGGCAAAGATAGACCGCAACCGCGACAACGACCGGCGGGCAGCGGAAGCTCTTACAGCCGCAGGCTGGCGGGTTGCCACTGTTTGGGAATGTGCGATGCGCGGGCGCAACGCTCTTGATGATGCAGCCATGACTGGCATAATTGCCGCGTGGTTGCAGGGTAACGCCCCTGTCCTTGAACTGGCGGCACAGCATGAGGAAAAGGCTGATCGCTTAGTCGAAGATTTAAAGGCTTCTGGAATCCCACACGATCAAGCTCGTGCCATTGTGCGCGGCATTGTTGAAGCGCAAAAAGAACTGGCAACCAAACAAGACCTGATTCAACTAGAACAACGCCTGACGATAAAACTGGGTAGCATGATGGTTGTTGCCATTGGCATTGTGGCTGTACTGGTTAAGCTACTATGACCGATCTTAATATGGTGAACGAGTGCTACCAGTGCAAACATCGCGGCAATGTTCCAGGTGATGTTTATCACAGTTCATGTGTTAATCCTGATCCAAATATGACGGGCCATAAACATGGCATAAAAATGGGTTGGTTTTTTTATCCTATAAATTACGATCCAACATGGAAAACAAAGGATTGTGCTAATTTTGAATCTAAATAATAACCCAAAAAAAATAACTCAAATTTTCGTTAAAAAGCAGTATTTTACTTGCCAAAAGTTATAGCACATGCTATTGTTTATACCAGTAAATGAGCAAACTATCGGTTATTCAGCCTCTCTCTGATTCTGACCGTAGACCCGTGAGATTCGGGTTAACAAACCAAACTCTAACAACAGGTGGAAACAATGAAAAGTGATATTCCTAAAATAGATTCACGTTGGCGACATACTAACGGGATTCATTACGTTGTCTATGATGTAACCAATCTACATTCAACCAATCTTGAAAAGTACCCTATTCGTATTTCATATCGTGGTGTTAACGGCTTTACATGGTCGCGTAATCTTGATGACTGGCACCGCTCTATGACAAAGGTGGAAAAATGTTAACGATTATTTTAAATACAATCATGTGGATTGTAGGCTTGAGTGCCTTAATTATCGTGACCGGAATCTTTCTGGATGAGCATGAAAACAACGCCCCAGAAAGATTCCAAAGAAAACTAAGAAAAGAGTTGGGCAAATGAAACAAACCGACTGGGCTGACCGTTCCAGGCTGCTGGAAAAACCCAAAATAGCCGCTGACACTGGTGTTAAAACACTAACAACAGTTATCCTTACACTTTTAGCTCTAACCCTAATGGTGATCTAATGACGATATTAAACCAAACAGTATCTGCTTTTCCAATAACCAACCCATCTAGCTCTATTGTAGAAGGTATTGGCCTTTCCAAGCGCGAGCTGATCGCGGCTATGGCTATGCAAGGCATGTTGAGTAATCACAATATTTTTAATACCGATACCTCGTATGACACGCTCGTTGATGAATCCGTTCTAATGGCCGATATTTTGTTAAAACAGCTAGGAGTTAAGTAAAATGGAAAACGGTATCTACAAAAACCTCCCGGCTGAACAATACTTCGCTGAGGATCGCATTAACAATAGCGGTCTTAAATTGATAGCTAGGACACCTGCACACTTCAAATACTACCAGGAACACCAGCGAGAAAAAACGCCCACGCCTCAGATGATGTTGGGAACAGCGGTGCATTGTGCGGTGTTGGAGCCTGCAACCTTTCATGATCGGTATGCCATTGCGCCCCAATGTGACAAACGCACGAAAGAGGGTAAGGCAATCTGGGCCGATCTGGAATCCAGCAATAAACTGATTCTATCCGCTAGTGACTTTGAACTTGTAGAAGGCATGAGTAAGTCCGTCTTAAACCATGAAACCGCGAGCAAGTTACTGGCTGCGGGCGATCCCGAAGTGACGGTATTCACCGACATTGAAGGCATACCGGCAAAGGCCCGGTTGGATTGGTACAGGAACGGGATTGTGCTTGACCTGAAAACCACGCAAGCCGCCGATCCTGATTCTTTCAGTAAGTCTTGTGCGAATTTTTCTTATGCACTTCAGGCAAGTTTTTATATGGATGTTTGTGCCGCTGCTGGACTTGAATGCCACACATTTATATTTATTTGTGTTGAATCATCAAGCGCCCCCTATCCCGTGGCAATTTATGAGCTTGACGATAGATCAATAGAGTGGGGTAGAGATCATTATAAAGCGGCTCTAAATAAATATAGAGAGTGCATGGCGCTTAACGAGTGGCCGGGGTATTCAACTTCAATCGAAACAATCTCATTACCACCTTGGGTTCTCAAGGACTATTAATTATGGAACTTTATAAACTGTAATTTCCTAACGGGAAAAGTTACATCGGAATTACATCTTTAACCGCAATAAAAAGGTTCCAGTATCACTGTAGAAGAACATCAAGAAATACCGCGCTAAATCCTGCTATAAAAAAATATGGCAGGGAAAACGTAGTTATAACGGTATTGGCTGAAACAGATAATTGGGAATTACTTTGTTTGGCAGAACAGGAGGCTATTGATAAATACAAATCAAAAGCACCCAACGGATATAACTTAACGCATGGTGGTGAAGGCGTTTTAGGTTTGATAGTTTCCGAAGAAACTCGTGAAAAGATGAGAAACAGGATTATTTCAGAAGAAACTCGCCAAAGAATGACTGCTTCAAAACAAAACATTTCTGAAGAAACCCGTAAAAAAATGTCTGATTCTAAAAAGAATATATCAGAAGAAACGCGCAAAAAAAATTCTGATGCACAAAAAAGAAGGCCACCGATTTTAGAAGAAACAAGAGCTAAATTAAGGGTTTTAACAACAATTAGAAATAAAAATAGGCCACCAGAGATATATATAAAATCTGGTAATTCTAATCGCGGAAAAGTTAGAACAGATGAAATGAGAGCAAGAATGTCAGAAGGTCAAAAAAAAATCATGACCGATGAAAGGCGAGCAAGAATGTCAATTATTAGTACAGGAAAGAAACATTCAGAAGAAACAAAGAAAAAAATATCGTTAATTTCAAAAGAAAGAATGACGCCAGAACGCCGTGCAAAACTATCTGAATTTCATACAGGGAATACTTATGCCTTAGGTTATAAGCATACCAAAGAGGCTTTAGAAAAAATGGCTGAGGCATCAAAAGGAAATACAAATTCTTTAGGAAAGAAACTATCTGAAGAAGCCAAGAAAAATTTGTCCATAGCAAAAAAAGGCGTTCCTCATTCTGAAGAACATAGGCTTAATTTAGCAGAAGCAAATAGAAAACGATGCACTGGCACTAAACATTCTGGAATAACTAAAGCAAGAATAGCAGTAGCGAGAGCTACATACTGTGCTAAACGCTCAAATAGACCCTATTCACCAATAACCTGAACGAATTATTAATATGAGCAATTATCCATCCGGTTACACAGAACCAGAAAGTCTTGATGACCATTTATCGAGATTGAATAATCAGATAGACCTCATGAGAGGATTGCTGCTTTGGGCGTTATATCACCACCAAGGCGCAAACTCTGAAGTGGGTCAACCTATTCGCAAAGCACTTGGAATCGGAGAGCATGACAGATTGACGGAACAACAGATAATTGAAGCAAAAAAAGCTGTTTCCAAAATAAACTTTGAAATTAAGGAACTAAAATGAACGCTCTAAACCCGTTTCAACAACAAACAACCACCAAAGCACTGGCTAACACTGACCAGAACCGGGCCGTGGCCGAAGTTCAGGCAGCAATGGTCGTGGCACGGTCTAATCCCCGTAACCAGGTAGAAGCCATGGATCGTATTTTAAACGCCTGTACACGCCCAAGCTTGGCGGCTACTGCGGTTTACTCCTATGCCCGTGGCGGTACCGACATAACCGGCCCATCTATTCGCTTGGCTGAAACAGTAGCTTCCGAGTGGGGGAATCTTCAGTATGGCGTTCGTGAAATATCTCAGGAAGATAGCACCAGCACCGTTCAAAGCTATTGCTGGGACGTTGAAACAAATGTCAGACGCGAGGTAACTTTCCAGGTAAGCCATTACCGACACACAAAAGACGGTAAGAAGAAGCTTCTTACTGACCCAAGAGACATTTATGAAATGATCGCCAATCAGGGCGCACGGCGCTTGAGGGCTTGCATACTCGCGGTAATTCCGGGTGATGTGGTGGAAGCCGCTGTTTCTCAATGTGAAACCACATTACATGCTACAGCGGACGTTTCACCAGAAGGCGTGAAGAAGCTGGTGGATGCGTTCGCCGCGATAGGCGTGACTAAAGAACAACTGGAAGCTCGTATACAGCGACGTATTGATAGCATACAACCGGCTCAGGTGGTCGCCATACGCAAGATTTACGTGTCCATAAAAGACGGACTATCCACTAAAGACGAATGGTTTGATGATATTAAGCCCAAGACTAAAACCGTTGACGATCTGCTGAACGCGCCTAAGGTTGTCGATATTAATACGGGTGAAATGATTGAACAGCAAAAACAGGACGCGGAGCCAATGCAAAAATCCGACCGTTATACTTTAGGCAAAGTCTTAGTATCAATCGGTGAAGCCAAGACCCAAGCCGATCTGGACTCGCTTGACCCAGTTATTGAAACCCTGGACAAAAAATCGGCTGATACCGAAAAAACGGCATTTATGAAAAAAGCGACTATGTTGGCTAAAGAAACCAACAAGCCTGCCGAACGCGATCTGGCTTTCGAGATTGAAGCGTGTCAGAATAAAACGGCCTTGCTTGACTTGATCGATACGCTAACTGAGGTTGAGGATAAGAAATACCGGGCGCTGATTGATGACCGGCTGGATTTTCTGAGGGATTGATATGATAGCAAAACTGTACCATGGCAAGAACGAATCAGGCGACTACTATCAAGGTTTAATGCTGATTACTCAAGGTCGTCTGAAAGGTATCTGGAAAGAAGTAACTTTGCGCTACTACACTGAGGCTGAAGCGCAACAAGAGCTTGATGATTTCAAAGCTAGCGCCTTGGCTTTCAATGCGTAGCTGCGGTAACTGTACGTTGTGTTGCAAACTACTCCCGGTTGTTGAATTAAAAAAGACAGCCGGGCAAGTCTGCAAACACCAGCGCCATTTTAAAGGCTGCGCTATCTATGCCAAGCGGCCACCATCATGTAAAATGTGGTCATGTGCCTGGCTTGAAGATACCGACCTGGATGATAGCTTTAAGCGCCCTGACATTAGCCATTATGTCATTGACCCTTGCCCTGACTACGTGACGGTATTCGATCATGTCACGCAAGAAACCACCAAAATACCCTCGCTGCAAATCTGGATTGATCCAAAATACCCGGACGCACACCAAGACAAAGCCTTGCGTGATCTTCTCATAAAACAAAACATTATCGGCACGGTACGCTTTAATTCCCATGATGGGCTTAACCTGATCCCGCCGACGATGAATGTAAGCAAGGAATGGGCGGAAGTAAAAGGCGAATGTGAAGCCCAACATACGCCTAAAGAAATTGTTGAATTTATGAAAGGTAAACATGAAAACTAACGGCCCAGGAATTTACGACCCGCTGTGTACGTTCGCCCGTGAACAAGTTGGCGCTGATGCAATTGTATTAATAATTGCCAATGGCATATATGGTAACGGCTTTTCAGTACAAGCCAATAACCCCGCCTTTGTTGAGAACTTACCCGACATGTTGGAAGCGATGGCTAAACAGATTCGGGAAGAATTAAAGGCAACGATGCAATGATTGAATGGATAGATTTTACCCTCATTGATCCAGACTACGGGGTGCCTGTTTTGGTTTGCTATTATCCTTCCGGTGAAGATCATTACCGGCATATTTGCATGGACACATTAAGATATGGCGAAGGAAAAAATAAAGACCCTAACTTGGTTTATTGGGATAGTTCAGATTATGATCGGGTTTCGCACTGGGCAAGGATTAATTACCCTGGACAAAAGAAAATCCCGGCGGGAGAAATATAAAAAAACCAGCCGGGAGATGCCACAAGCAGTTTGGGTTTTGTGGCATAGCAATATTACCCTAAAAATTGAATTTCTAACAGTCGAAATACTTACACTTTTCAGGCTTTCAAGTCCTTGCCAGTTCTGGTAATAATCCCCTGAAAACCTCTAAACCATTGATTTTCTAACGTCTTTTCTGGTGCGTTTTTAATAGTACACACCGGAACGGAATGAACTATTACAACACATTGATTGCTATA